ATAACAGTTGGCATTACTCGTCTAATTACAGGAAGAATAACTCTGTTTAATGTAGCAACGTTACTAGAACTTGTTGCGCCACTTGTAGCGTTTTCTTGCAAGTGTTTCTTTGTGTTTTCTAGAATTACGGACATAGTCGATCTACGTGCGCCTTGTAAGCCTTCTAACAGAGCGTCCTTAGTTTCGTTCCAACGTCCTTCTAATAGTTGGGTTGTCATTTCTTTATTTCCTTTTAAAAAAATTAATGCTTATAGCCCTGCTAAACGTCGAATTTCTACAACGTTGTTGAGATTTTCTTCGCTGGCTTTAGCAGATTTATCACCAGTTGCTACTGAACGACTTTCAGCTAACACAGGCTTTTCAGCTTTCTGTTTGCTTGAGTTGTTAAGAACTGCTGGCAAATACTTTTCGTACGCATTCTGAAGTCTATCAGTTTGCACACTTTCGAGTAAGCTAGACATTACGTCAGCTTTCTCATTGTTTAGAGGTTTCAATAATTCATTAAGCTTACTCTTACGAGCTACACTTTCATTAATCATCTTAACTTCTTTTTTACTACTTTCAACTAGAGCTTCTTTTTCTGCAATTGCTTTTTTACTTTCAGCAATGATTGAATCTTTTTCATCCAATGATGCTTGAAGTTTAGCAAGTTCAGTGTTCTCATTTAAGTGAGTAACAGCAAACTCGTTAGCAAACGCTTCAAAGATACGACGTCCAAACATATTCTCGCGAGCTGAGTGGATGTCTTCTTTTAGTTGAGCTAATTCTGAGCCTAGATTATTTGTTACTGATTCCTTAACAAGTTTAGCTGAGCGTTTAACAAAAGCTTCTTGTAGTTGTGCTAATTTTGCTTTAGCTTCAGCTACTAGTTTTACTTTAGTTTCTACTACTGCTTTCTTGTCTTGGTCAAACTCTTTAATCTCTTCAGCTAATGCGTGGATCACAAATTTCTCTAACTTACTAGTTGCTTCAGTTTGAGTTTTGCGATCTTTGCGTAGCTCTTTGATTTCTTCAGTTAGTTTATTAACCATAAAGTCATTAAACTTACCTGCATTTTCGACCATTTGTGTTTTAAACTTAACACGGTCTTCTGCTAGAGCCTGTTTCTCATCGGCGAACTCTTTAAGTTCAGCGGTAAGATTTTCAGTTACCATTTTGTCTAGAGCTTCAACCATTACATTTTTGTCGTGTTCGTAGCGTCCAGAGAACTCTTCACGCAATTCTGCACGAATAGTTTCTCTAGCTTCATTAATTTGTGATTCCCAAGCTTCGTTTAAAGTAGCTTGAGTCTCTTCATTAATGATGCCACTATCCAACAATGGTTTGATAGCGTCTAACATTATGATCTCCTATTTAATTTTCAAATCTTTGATAAGTCTAGTTACCGACTGTTTCAAATATTTTTGTACTCTTTGATCTGCACTGGCCTCACGTGCCATTTCGAACACCTGTTGCCCACCTTTCATATTCATCAGTCCTTCATAAATCGCTGTTGGATATGCGTTAGGGGCACTAGGTTGTGCAACTACATCGACAGTGACTATTTCGAAGTCACTAACCTTGCCGTCTCCCTCGTTCACGTTTCCGCTACCACGAGATGAAACTCCAAGTTTTACTCCTGATCCCAACATAGTCTCTACTAACTGACCCATTGGGGTAGGAAGAATCTTTAATTTACCAAAGCCATTAGGTCCGTCCATCCACATATCTGTGATCATATGTGATACACGGTCTAAATTAATTTTTAAATCATCAGGGTGATCAACTTCGCCTAAAACGCTGTAGCCACCCTTGATTTGTTCATTTAATGTAGAAACGGCTCCTTCAATCTCTTGAATTGGATATACACGTTCATTATGGTTTTTAACACCACCTTGAATGAATACACCTTTCATAAACAAATCTTTACCACTACCGTCTTTCTTATCTTCTGAAAGTACTTCAATTCCAGCTTGGGTAAATGTTAAGTTTTCTTTAAGATATGTTGCCATTTTAGTTTCCTAATTAACCGTCAATTACTGAATCGTCATTAACACCTGCCGCTTCTGGCTTTAACTTTGCTTTTTCTTTCTTCTTGAAAGTTTTTTTACCTGCGTCAGCGCCTGGCTTGTTTAATTCATTGTTCATTAAGTCAGCTTTTGGTTTTGGAGCTTTAGCTGGTTTAGTACCGTCTGGGTTAGCTTCTGGACTACCAAGATCCATATCTACTGCTGTACCACCCATATCATTTTTTCCAGCTACTGTTGATTTAGTATTGTCAGCGCCTTCTTGGTTACTTGGTGCTGGTACTTTTTCAACGTACTCTTTAACTACTTTTGCGTCTTCTTTATCTTCATCTTCGTCGCAAGCTTCGTCAACTTCTTCTTTATCTTCATCTTCGTCTTTAGCTTCAGCCATATTCATTGGCATTTCGTCTGCTAATTCTGCTGATGCTTGTTCGTCGCCTACTTGTTGATCGTACTCAGCATCTGCTTCAACTTCTTGGTCTTCGCCTGCCATTAGTGCGTCAAATTCAGCTTTAAGTTCGTCAAGTGCGTCTTCTAAGTCTTCAACACGCTCTTCAACTTCGTCTTCTTCAGCTGGTGCTTCGTCAGCGTCCATAGACATAGCCATATCCATTTCTTCGCCTTCT